ACAACCGTTGCTGCGCTCTTGGGATTCAGGATGCCCAACGGCTGACCTGCGCCAACGCCATTAAAGATGGCGTCGTCGATCTTGAACGAAAATTCATCCGGAAAGACAGTGTCGACGTAGGACGAGATAGCCTGCGTGTCCTCCATCAACTCCTCGGTCAGGTACGTCAGACCGATCAGCTTGTTGGCAACAAACTGCACCTCACGGGTCTTCGGTCTCACGCCCACATACTGCTTGGCCTCTGACTCCCAGAATGCCTGCAAGCCGCCCCACCGCTTTCCATCTTCGCGACTCGACTCGTCGATTGCGTTCATGATGAGGCGCGCCGAGGTCATGTTAAGTTCCCGGCAGCGCTGGGCAAGCACGCCCACATCATAGGATCGCTGCAAGAGATCCTGCGCGTACTGCGTCGGCACCGCAAAACCACCATCGCTCGGTACCGATTCGCTCGATCCCAGCGAAGCCTGCAGGCGAGGGTCCGAGACGCGGCCTGCACGCGTGTTACCGATGACGGCACCGAAAAACTCAGCCGAGCTATTCCAGGGCTTTTTCTCGGCGAGGTTGTCGCCGACCTCGATAACGGCCGCCGAGGTTCCGCGCTCGAGCTCTCGCATTCGATCAGCAGCGGCAATCTGTTTCTGCAGATTCTCGGCCGTGGCCATGTGTGCATCGAACTGCGTCTGTTCGTCGGTGCTCATCAATCGACCATTCGCGGCCGCCTGCAATGCCTTGGCGGCATCGACAGCGGCAGCCTTGGCCTGAAGTAGTTGACGGTATTCCATGTTTTCAGCTCCTGACTGTGAAAGGTGAAAAGGCCAAAGCGCCGCCTTGGCCGCCATCGGGCGGTCGGCTTGCGCCAGGACGCGGCGGCTTCGGCCGCCGAAACTTGTACGGAAAGGCAAAAAGGCCCCGCCGTAGCGGAGCCTTTTCGTGTAAATCTGCGATCAAAGTTCGATCGCTAGGTAAACTGGAAGACCTCCTGCGATAGCCGCTTAGCGGCTACCTCACAGAAGTGCTCGTCTTGCTCAATACCAATTGCGCGCCGTCCAAGGTTCTTTGCGGCAACCAGCGTGGAGCCGCTCCCCATGAAGGGATCAAGAATGGTCTGCGCGCCGCTCAGATTGATGCACCACTGCATCAAATCCACCGGCTTCTGCGTAGGATGGAAGCGCTTCTTCTCGACCGCCAGGACACCAGCCCCGCAGAGCCGGAACATCTTTACCGTCCTGCCGTCCAGATTGGTCCAAGCCAACTCTGCATCGGAAAAACTCGGCATGCTCTGCTGCTTGTCCCAAACCAGCCATTTATAGGTTCTCGGCAGAACGTCTGCAAAGTAGTTGCCGCCCCACAGAATGGCAATGTGACCAGCTTCGACGACCGCAAGCAAAAGCTCAGTCGGCGGCCGACTCCGATCCCAATCACCCTCATACTGACGCGACGTGCGCTTTCCATGCCCGCCAAAACTACGCCCGGAGCAGCGAAACCCTCGCGCCATGTTAATACCGTACGGAGGATCTGTGATTACAGCCTCAGCTTTCGGCAATCCCTTTAAAATCTCGGCGCAATCTCCGTGATAAATTGTGACGCCCGCATGGTCATAGTAGGGCGTCACTGCAACACCTCAGTAAAGCAAAACTGCAATTTTTGCCACTTCTCCATCTGTTAGATTTACGACGTTACAACGCAGCCAAGCGCAGTCGACGCGCGCGGGCTTCCGCCTTCGCTCGTCGGCCAGCCTTGGCTTCATCGCCGCCGCTATCGGCCATCCCGCAGCCGACACACCCTTCCTCATCCGGATCGCACCCCTCATGCGTGCAACTCGAGCAATCGCCCGCCAGGCACGCGTCGCACTCGCAGGTGCATCCGTTGTCGCCGTCAGCCCTGCCACCGGCAGAGACCTGTGCAGCGCTGACGGCTGGCGCACTGTGAGCCCTGGCCTGCGCGTTTGCATCCTGCCGCACACCAAGATCGGCGAGCACATCGTCAAGCGTGGCCACACGATCAGCCAGCCCCTGCGACACGGCGTTTTGAGCCGTCAACGCACGTCCCTCGCCAAAACCGTTCTGCACAGCCTTCTGGGCCACCTTACGGCCGCGCGCGACGGCCTTGGTGAACATGTCGTAGTAGTCATCGACCATGCTCTGCATGGCCTGCCGCGCCTCGTCATCCAACGGCGCGTAGCCATTGCCCTCGACCTTGTATTTTCCTGCAGAGATAAACTGCATCTTGACGCCGAGATTGTCGAGATACTGGCTGTCGTCTTCGTGCAGTTGATAGACGCCAATGGAGCCGGTCACGCTGCTTGGGCTTGCTACCACCTCGGAGGCCTGCGAGGCCAGCCAGTAGGCCGCAGAAGCGCAGAGGCAGTTGGAAACCGCAATGATCTGCTTCTGCTTGCGCGCATCGCAGATCTCTTGCGCCAATTCGGGGACACCGTAGATCGACCCGCCCGGAGAGTCAACGTCGAAGACGATAGCCTTCACGTTCGGGTCTTTCACCGCCTGGCGAAACTGCTGCGTCAGTTGCTGCACTGAGGTGCCCGACGGGCCGCTGAAGTCTCCGGCGTACCGCTGATTGATGATCCCGTAGATTGGGAGCACTACCACCGAGCCCGGCACGCCCGAAGCGAGATTTTTGGCCCGCGCGGCCGCAACCTGATTGGCCGCGCGGATAGCCTTGATTGTCTCTGGATCTGCCATGCCGCCGTCGGCCTTGAGGTGGACAAAAGTCGCAATCGCCTCGAGTTTTTCCGGCAAGATCGCCCAGACGGACGAGTACACGGACCGCATCACCGCCGAATAGTGCATTAAATTACCCCCTCGACGGCCAGGGCCGCCAGTTGTTTCGGCACTTGCACCTCGAAGTCACTGAGCGTTCTTTCGAGGATCTGCTGCCCGTCCTGCTCATCCGCAAGTGCAAGCAGGACAAGCTGGCACCGCGCGTCGTACTGTTGCCGTGCCGTAATCTGCTGACTGGCAGCCAGGTGCAGCACCACGCAGGCAAAATGCCAGCACTGCGAGTACAGTTCATGGACAGACGGCAGTACCGTGTCCGTCTCGCCGCCCGCCATGGCGCGATCAGCAAGCCGCAGAACGCCGTTGATCTCGCGGCGCACACAGCGCGAGGCCGCATCGAGCGCAAGCAACTCCAACTGCATTCGCTGAGCCGAACGGCCCGACTCGTCAAGCTCGTCATCCGAGCTTTCGTCATCCGCAGGATCAGGTACTTGCTGCTGTACCGTGTTTTTCGGCGCGGTCAGTGGCGCATCAAGCGTGGTCCAGTTCATCGGCCGCCAGTATTTCTTACCAATGCCACCGGCAATCGGATTCAAGTCTTCGAGCTCGCGAACCTCATCCTGGCTCAGCCAGCCATGCTCGATAGCGATGGCATAGCCTTGCATGCGTGTCGCATTGTCACCGCGCAACAGTGCGGCCAGCGAGAACTTAACGTAGAAGCGATCATCCTGAATCAGGTCGCGCTGCAGGCACTGTTCCCAGCGCACCGCCATCGGCAGCACGCACTGCTGAACATGCATCAGGTTGAACTGCTCAACCGACGCATACGTTGCCGATTTTCCCGAATCAACGCCGATCAGGTGAGGCAGAACATTGAAGAGCGAGCAGATCTTGGCGTCCGACGCCTTGATCGACTCAAGCAACTGCATGTCGGTCGGGTTTACGCCAAGAGACTTGATGTCAACGCCAGGCGGCAACATGCGCACACGATGCCGGTTTTCTCCGGTAGACGACTCTTCGAATGCCTTAACGTACGCATTCTCGTCTTTCTTGTCCTTGAAATTCGTGCCAGTCACGAAGACGCCGGCACTGCCATCATTTTTCAGGTACTTGCCGACGTAATCTTGCTGCGCCAGCGCCACGCCCATCACGTCAACGCCCATCGCAATGCGCGACTGGCCCACGTGCGCGTAATCCGACCACTCGCGCAGGTGAAAAACCTCGTCCTGCAAAAGAATGCGCGTGGTGCGCGTCAGCGGATCGTTGTAGCGATAGCGTAGTCGGCCATTATCGAGCAACTCAGGCGTTACGCGGTCAGGATGCATCGGCACCATCTCGCCAACCACACCGCGGCTATCGGTCAGCAATTCAGAGTAGGCATTGCCGCGCAGTTCGAGGTGCCCCTGCAGCATTTCGTAATACTCGAAGGCCGTCTGCATCGAGTTTGGACGTCTGAACAGAAGGTTGTAGTAAGGATGCTTCTTCGCCAGAACTTTTCCGTCCTGTCCGGCTACCTCCGTATAAAGGAAACACGGCAACGTTCCGATCGCGCGGCACTTGGCCGAGACTGCCGCGACCACCGTACCGAGGCGCTTGGCGTTTTCCGGCGTAACACGCATCCCTGAAACCGAGCCTGCACCCACCGAACCGTACCAGAAGTCATCCCACGGTGCTGGCGCGCCTCCAATCTCGGCACGAAGCCCCCGAAACCCCGTAAGCATCGAACTGATCAGACTCACATTGTCCTCCGCCACCGGCTCTTGATCGCGCGGTTACGATCCAAAAACAGGCCGATTGCCGCCAGCATCAGGCCACCCATCATGTACCCCAGAGGTCGCCATGCCAGCCAGAAGCCATAGGCCAGCATCACACCCCCCAGAAGCAGCACTGCATCCGGCAAGAACGCACTCAGTTTCTTCATCAGAGGATTCCGATCATCGGCGTCGTGTACCGGCGCTGAACCTCGCCGAGCATCGCCTGGTTTATGCCCGTGATGAGAGCCACCGCCGGGTCAATCTTGTCTTTGCCGTTCTCGATCTTGCGCGGAAAGACGTTGCCTTTGGCATCAACGCGCGCCACGACGCAGGATATTGCCCAAGTCAATACGGGATCGCCGTTGTGGTGCAGGCGACCGGCACGAATCGCCGCATCGAGTTCCTTCATGGACGGGCTCAGATACTGCACCTGCTGCGGCACTGAAACAACCACGTCGTCACCCAGTTGACTGGCCAGATCCTGCTGCATCTGCACTGCCTGCCAGGGGTCAAAGGCGATACGCTGCATGTCGTACTCGTCGAGTTCGCCCTCGATGTCGCCTTGCACGGTCGGAAGATGAATCTCAGCGCCGGGAATCCCAGTCAAGAACCCATCCTCGAACCAGCGAAGATAGTGTTGGTGCTCTTCGTCGTTGATGCGGTCAGTAGGCGCGTAGTGCTGGCCAAAGACGTAGTAGTGCCGCACATCGAAGCCCTTGTCGTTCGCCAGCATGCGCTGGAAGATGCGAATCCGCGAGCAGAGATCAATCTTGGCAGCCAGGTCAACACCCAACCAGCACTGCTCGCCCTTGAACTCCTCCAGCGACAAGCTGCTGTCGCAGCAGTTCTCCCAGTCCGCCATGTTGAAGTAACCGTTGAGAGCGTTGGTCCACAGATCAAGATGCTTGGTCTTGTAGATTGCCTGCTTCTGAGGCGACTGGCGCGCAGTGTTGAGCTGCTTCTCGAGGTACTCCGGGAAGACACTCACACCCAGGTTAGGGTTGGCCTTCTGCTGCGCGACGAGAGATGCCCAATCGTCACCCTCGTCGGCCGAATACATGATGCAGAAGTACGCATCGTTTTCGATCAGGCCGTCGAGGATCTTCTCGGCGTCCTTTTCGGCCAGGTAGCACGGACTGGCCGTGTTGGTGCCGGCCGTCGTGATGTTGATGCACAGGCCCTGGCGGCGCGCGCCCATGCCAGAAACCATCGTGTCGTGCAGGTTCGCCGTCAGATGCTCGTGAAACTCATCGACGATGGCGCAACTCGGCGACGCACCGTCGCCAGGGTCGCCGATCAGCGGTTCAAACTTGCCCTCGTCGCGCAGCGAGATGATCGATTCGATGTTGACATCGAGATCGAAGTGTTCCTTGAAGCGTGGCGCCTTCTTGGCCATGCGGCGGGCGGTCTTGAAGACCTCCATTGCCTGTTTCTTACTCGTCGCACCGCTGAAGACTTCCGGCGCGACCTCGTGGTCGGCCACGAGCATGTATAGGCCAACTGCAGCGGCCCAGGTCGTCTTCGCATTCTTGCGAGCGACCTTGATGTAGGCCTCGGAAAACCGCCGATAGCCCGTTTTGTCGTGAACCCACCCGAAAAGCGAGCAGGTCATGAAGACCTGCCAAGGCTCGAGCTTGATGTTGTTGCTCTTGCCAGCCTGCACGCGAGCCCATTCGCCCTTAACGTGTGGCAGTTTCTCGATAAACCGGCAAGCCCTGCCGGCCATAACATGATCGAACTTGTACGGAAAACACTTGAGGCGCGCCCGCTTTAGGTCGTTTAGATGGCGCTGACAAGCCTTGATTGCCCACTTGCCAGCGACGATCTTGCCAGAGACGACGTCGCGCGCATACTTGTTGCAGATGTTGGCGTATCGACGGTATTCGGCTTGGAGTTCCGGCCTATTCGAACTCGCTCCACGGTCCTCCATTCGCACCATCCCGTTTTCCAACGCCTACGGCGTCATCCTGGCCAATCGACTTGGCCAGTTGCAGCATGTAGGCCTTCTCCGAGGTCTTCATGTAGCGTCCATCGGTGCGGAATTTGTAAAAGGCCTCGCAGAACATCTCAAGCAGCGCGCGCTTCATCGGCGTACCGCGCGGAATCTGCGGCGCAAACTCGTCCCAGATCTCGCAGAGTTTTGCGAATTTCGGGCCGCCAATAGCGTCTGGAGCAACGCACCATCGCGCAGGAGGAGGACCAATCGGCGGCAATTCAGCCTCTGTTTTCGCCTGTTCGATACGATCGCGGTACCGTTGCGGGTTTTTCTTGATCGCACCCGTCAATTCGAGTTCGTGAAGATCTTTTCTCGGTCGCGACATAAACGCCCCACACGCTATAAAGGGTCATTGCGGCCTCAAAAAACCGCTAAAAAGGCCCCTAAGCGCCATTACAGCGCTCTCTTTCGGCTCTTTTGAAGCCAATCAGCTAAAAGCCAAAATCAATCATGCTTAAAGCCATTTTTCGTATTTTGTGGAATTAAAAATCAAGGTGGGCATACGGTCTCCGGCAAGAGGCCGCTAGAGATTTGACCCCACCCCGGGTATGCCATCGCTCAACCGTGGAGCCGAGCCCACTTCAAGGCCACCTTCAACAACCACGCGCCGTTGATTACCGAAGCCGCCGTCTTCTTTTGCTGTTTTCTTGTCATGGCACTCCTTGCACAGCGGCTGCCAGTTCTTCGGATTCCAGAACAGATGCATGTCGCCTTTGTGTGGAACGATGTGATCGGTTACCTCTGCCGCGCGTGGCGCATTGCCGTGATCCTTGAACGGATCGACGCAGAGCGGATGTGCAAGCAAAAATGCCGTGCTGGCCTTCTGCCATCGGCGACCGTAGCCCCGCGCATACGCCGAGGCGCGCACCTTCTCAGCCATCTTCTTCGGTGCCCGAGCGCTGCACGCCTCACAGTAGCCGCTCACGACAAGAGCCGAACAGCCTGGCCGCGCGCACGGCCGTTTGATACGACCGGTCACAGTCAGTCCCCGCTCGACAGCGGAATGCCGCGCTGACCTTCGATGTGCGAGATGCGACGCTCGTGATCTGTCAGCGTTACGCCATGCTTGTCAAGTATCACGCCCTGCTCGTCGAGCCTTACATCGTGGCTGGCAACGCGCTGGTTGAGTTTGCCCGCATGATACGCAACCGTGAGCAGGTTCAGCAGCGCGCCTGCGCCGACCGTAAGCTGGATCTGCAACGTTCCATCCATCAAACGTTCTCCCTAAAAAAGAAAAGGGCCGACACGCTCACGCGCATCAGCCCAACTTGTTATGCAACCAATCGATGCTGGCCGAAGTATTCCACCTTCGCCTCGAGCCGCTCGACATAATCTTCCGGCGGCAACGGCCAGTTGGTTCGCTTATCGCGAGCCGTCAACCGTTGCTCTTCGTTCAGGCCTGCCGTTTGCGACGGCCGACGAATCGCATACGACACCATTTCAGAAACTGAAATAGAGCGAGGCGACTCTCTGGTCACGTACGCGTTCCACTCTGCCCGTCGACATATTTCGTAGCCCACGAGCACATTGTTTGCGTCGTAAACGCGCGACCATTCGCCGAGGCGACACATGCGCTCACCTTCGGCAAAGGACACATTCCGCACACCGAGCCAATCACCGGCCTCGCTGTAAGGAGCATAGAGTTTGAAAACATGACTCTTGGCGTATGCTCTAGGACGTTTGCCCATAGCGTTGTACGCCAAACGAAAGGAACCACCAAAAGAAAAACCGGCTTACGCCGGTAGGGATGATCCTTTTGATGGGGTAGTACAGACACACGTCAACCTACAAGGTAAAACGATCGACTAACGCGCGACACACCCTCTTATGGGATGACGAGGTGTTTCCACCGAGAGTGAATCTACCCGATCTTTTTCAAGAATGCAAATCGAACACAAAAAACAGGCGCAGCCAACTGGCCACGCCTGTCATTTTCAATCAGAAATCAAGAAATATTGATTTCGCGATTAACCGCTCCAGTCCTACACAATCGCACCAATCTTTAACTATAAAGTTCAGCGATATTCCCCGCATTCATTGAGCTCCGTCTCTGCCACGCCTCGGGAGGAAATTGCTTCGATTTATCGATCAATTCGCCAACTTTCACCGCTTTTCCATCCTTCCCAGCTAGATTCCCCAAACAGCTAATCTCCGCAGGACCACCCCGATACTGGTTTTCGTATCGCGACGGTGCCTAGAAAACGCTACTGCAAAGCTGAATTGTTTTGTCGCTGGTTCTCGACGTTTCCCAATCGAACACCTGCTTGAGCGTGGCCTTGCCGCTTGGAAACTGGTTCTCGTCTTCCATGGTGACCATGCGAGAGTTCATCTCTTCCTCGGAAACTTCGCGGACTTTTGCGCCCTCAGCTTCATACTCTTCGTTGCAGTCTTCGATATAGGCCATCAGAGCCATTCCCTCGGTCTCCGCTGCGTAGTGGAAACTCTCTCCACTGTCATCAATTCTGAAACATTTCATTTCGATCCTTTCGTTAGACATCGTAATGCCTGCGTTGTCGCTGCCTATCGTTTGCCATACTGCCGCGTCGGTATTCGCACCTCGTGTGCCGCATCTGCCAGCGCCTGGCTGTACGCCGCCAACTGACCAGCCATATCCAGCGGCTCATGCTTATCCAGCACGCCGCGCCGCAACGTCCAAATCTGCACAAAGCCCTGCGTCAAAATGCCCTCGCTTGCTGCCGCGCAATTTCCTTGTAATCCCACGGCCAGGTGTTCTCGTCAAGCCACAGACCGAGCGAAACAAACTTCGCCGGGCCGTACTGATACCGCATGCGCGAGGCAAGTTTCGCGTGCTTGCGCACAGCCTCAACCATGCGTTGCGCCAACACTCCCAGCGACTCACCTTGTTCAGCCCGCGCCCGCAGTGCAGCCCCTACCACCGGCCCCATGCCGCCGCGCCGCCGCTCAAGGAATCCGAGCTTACGCATCACCCAGGCCCGCGCCGCCGCTACATCGGCAAACTCAAGCTCCGACTCTTCCGGTTTTTGCTCTTGCTTTGCGGCCGCCGCGGCCTTTGCGTTTTCCTCGCGGTAATACGCTTCCCAGTTTCCGCGCTCTTGCGGAGCAACCTGCGCTAGATGCTCAAGCTGCTCTTGGTTGAGGCCTTCATCGCCTCCCAGCTCCACCGATCCCAGCGAACCGTTTGTCGCCATAGCCTCACATGCCCCGGAATGTGATCGCCGAGAAAGCACCCCCTCTTCCGTCTCACCAGTGCCAGCCGCTTGCGGCGCTTCGCCATTGCCTTGTGACAAATTCGCGTACTGTTCACGCGCAGGCCCGACGGCATGACTGACATCCCGGCTCGAGCAAACGCCAACACCAAGGTCTTGCTCAGATTCAGCCGCGCTTCCCGCGTCAGCGACTTGCGCCAGATCAGCGGGGCCGGTTGCCGTCTGCGAATCGCGTTCACCTCGCGGTGCGGCAGATGCAGAGACGGCAGCCAACTCATTGCCCGCAGCATGTCTTTCATTTCCTTGCTCAGTTCCTTCACGCGTTCCTCCATTCGCCTCCCCCTCGCCCGCGAGGGGGATAAGGGGGAGTTGCTTTTGTCCTTGTTCCTGTTTAGGTTCCGGTTCGCGCACACGCGTTCCATTAAGCGAAAGCGCATTTTGCCGCCCTTTTGCCGCCCTTTCTACCGCCCTTTTGCCGCCCTTCTGCAAAAAAATGCCATGCTCAGAAAGGGCGGCAGGTTGCCACCCTTTTGGCACCTCATCCAACTCAGTGAAAAAGTAGTAGGTGATCTGCGCGCGGCCCTGATGCTCTGGGTGCATGCGGATGATTACTTCCTTGCGCTCGAGCGCGGCCAGATACCGCTGGCACGACCGCCTATCGCACATCGAATCCTCGGCAATCGTCTGGACGCTGGGATAGGTGTAGCGGCCTGCACGATCTTGATGCGAGTCCGCCAGCACCATCAGCACTAGCTTTTCGCGCGGCGAGATCAGCTCACCATTCGGGCACTCCAGCAGCCCCTTTGCATACGCGGATGCCCTTGCACTCATGCCAGCACCTCCGCCATCGTGGCCGTGATGTCGGCCGTCGTCATCGTCTTATGCGTCCCTGAAAATTGCACAGTGCTACCCCATGCGCTGCAAGCTCTATGCCCGCAGCGTCCTATCCATCTCGAATCTGCTTGCCTGTTACGCCGCCACCGGCCTCCGGTGACCCATCCGCGCGTGATGCTCCTGCCAGTTGCTCACCGGCGCATGGCATTGCGGGCACCACTCAATCCGCGTTCTGATGCCAAGTTCCGATGGCGTAGAGCGCACAACAGCGGTTCCTCGGTGCAGCCCGCGCGCATCGCACAGTTGCACGCCCAAAACCCGCGCCCGCGCCGTGATCGCCTTGCGATTGCGTCCACAACGCCCCAGTACTGCCACAGCCTCACGGATCGTCCGGCCGCCCTGGCGGCGCAGCAACGCATCCTCACGCGCGCTCCAGCGCCGCCACTTGCTCGCGCTGTCTAGCCCCAGCCGACACATCATGTTTTCGACCGCCCTCCGCGTGCGCCCCAACTGTTCGGCCAGGTCATCCACCGGCACGCTTGCGGCCACTCCCTTGCGCAACTCCGCAATCTGCGCCCCCGTCCATCGCCGTAGCTGCATTACGCCACCTCGTCGTCGCTAGCCTGATGGATTGCCCAGTCAGCCAGATGCTTGCTCGCCCAGTCCCGCGACGTGCGCACCTCGCACAGTCGCGCATCGCCAGTACGCGCCATCAGGTCGATCATGGCCAGCAGTCCGCCCACCTTGCGCTCGAGGACCACCCGGTTTGGCAACCCGGTGCGCGGCGATGTGCCGTTGTAGCCGTATCGCAGCACCTTGCCCGCCATCACCGACACCTCTCCACAACGCTCGATCAGCATCACCAGGCGTTCGACCTGCGCCGGACGAAGGAAAGGCATCGCCTGCGCCACGTCCTCCATCTCCACCACCATCGACAAGTCCTTGAACGCGGCCTCGGCCCTTTCGCAACGGTCGGCCATCTCCACCGCGACGCCCCAGCCAGCACCCACATACCCCATGCGCTTTGCACGCACGTCGAAAACATCCCGAGCTACGTGCGTATTCCTCGTCCGCAGCCAATACTGCAGAAGGACCGACTTGCGCGCCCGTTTACGCGCCCACTCCATCACCCGCATAATCCACCCCTCCAACTCGTCTGTTGCGATGCCAGCTTGCGCTGCATCTTTTCCCGTTTCGCCCGTGCACGCGCCACGTATGCCTCATACCGCGTCGGATACCTCCAGCACTCCTCGTGCTTGTACTCCAGCGCCTCGCGCATCTGTGCCATAGCCTCTGGATCACGCACCACACAGCTATGCACCAAGGCATGAAAGCCACAGCCCAGGCACTCAAACGCGCACTGCGCCTTGCGGAACACCACGCCACCGCCCGCTGGCCGACGACGCCCGCGCCGCGCGGTCACGCGGCACCGCCTTCCTTCGGGCGGAAGCGCCAGCACCCGCCGTCCTCTCCCGAGCACTGCACCTGTTCCACATTGGAAACATTGGCATGATAGAGACCGCAATCCGGGCAATTCACAGCCACCACCTCGGCCTTTTGTTCACCGACTGGGGCATTACCATCGATCAACTTCATAAGCTCTTCGTGCGCCTCGCTCCGGGCCTCACCCGCACGATGCGCGGCCACGTCCAAAGTGAAAGCATGAGCGTGAGCCCGCTCAGCTTCACCTTGCAGGCGCACGTGTTTATCACGCGCATCTTGGAGCTTCTTTGCTGCCTTCAACAACGCCGATGCTTCCACTGCGCTACCCCCTTCGCCCACTCTTTTGCTTCTTGCGCAACCACTCCAGATACGGCCGCTCGCGATGGCTAATTGCCTTTACGTGTAGCTGCCATAACCGCAACTCTTCACGCTGTTGATAGATCTGCGCAGCCATCTCCCGGCAGTGCGACTCGGCTCGCTTCCACTTGCGCAGCCGCCACCACGCAAGCGCGCTCAGGCGGCCGCGTTCGGCCAGGTCGCAATCCAACTGCCGTAGGCGCAACGCAACGCCTGCATCCATTGCGCGATAGAGCTGCACCATGCACCCCACCTGCACCGCAACACCCACGACCGAGAGCACCATACACACACGATCCAGCATCGCTACTCCCTCACCGGCTCGAGCTCGCTCCGGCCCGCGTTATGCTTGCGGCTGCGCGCATCCTGCAACCCCACAATCAGGCCCGGCAGCCGCTCAGCTACCACATCGCCCACGTCATGCGGCGCGATCTTCGCATCGGCCGCCAGCACGCCATCGTTGACGCGGATCACGATCACAGCCAGCGCGCCAGACTTGCCGCACAGCCAACTCGCCATCCCCTCAACCGTTCCCGTCTTCGTCCAATCGCGATCTTTCGCCATAGTCACCACCTACCGATCCAAGACAGTTGCCAAAATCGCACAGAGCAAAGCGCCGTGATCGTCATGACGCAAAATCGAGCAGTAGATACCCCACAGCAACACCACTTGCACCGTCGTCTTGCCGATCCAACGCACCCACGGCCGTGCGTGTTGCCACAACCCGGCCGCCACCTACTCCTCCAGCCCAACGCGCCGGGCTAAACGCCCCGAGCAGCTATCCAACTCGTCCAGGTAGGTGCTCGCTTCCTCGAGCACGCTGTTGATCTGGTCGAGCCGCTCCTCGAGCAGAGCACTGCGCTCATGCATTGCCCGCGTTGTGTCGCGAGTCCGCTCGGCCAACCGAAGAATGCTCGCGTCGATCGTGTACCGCGCCGGCATCACCTCCACCGCTCGCGCCACTGTCGGCTTCTTCTTTGCCACTGTTACTGTTGCCACTGTCCGCTCCTCTCTGCCCTTGCGGGCACCTGCGCTACTGCTCTGCCTCCTGCGCCTCATCGTCGTCGCCATCCGCAGGCGGCGGCTCTGGAGGCTCAATTCCGGCCAACGCTTCCAAATCCTTGATCGAGGCAAAAAGATTGAGCTGCTTTTCGGCGTCAGTCATCGGCTCTTCACTCACCAC